CCAGACGCTAATTATCAATATATTATTCATTATAACAAACTACCACAAGCTTTAAGCGGCAGTAATACCACTACATATGTTAGTCAATATTTTCCCAATGGGCTTTTATATGCTTGTTTAGCAGAAGCATTTACTTTCTTAAAAGGTCCAACTGATATGTTGACATTATACGAGCAAAAGTATAAAACAGAACTACAAAAGTTTGCAGCAATGCAAATTGGAAGAAGAAGACGAGACGATTACACGGATGGTACACTAAGAATTCCAATCGAGTCACCGCCTCAATAATTAGGAGAAAAAAATTATGTCAATATCATCAGCAATATGTAATAGTTTCAAACAAGAAATTTTAGTTGGTACACACAACTTTACCGCATCGTCTGGAAATGCATTTAAATTAGCATTGTATACAAGTTCAGCATCTTTAGGTGCAGGCACTACAGCTTATAGTTCATCAAATGAAATTTCAAACACATCTGGTTCAGCTTATTCAGCAGGCGGAGAAACAATAACAAGTGTTACACCTGTCTTAGACGGCTCGACTGCAGTCTGTGATTTTGCAGACGTATCTTGGACATCAGCTTCATTTACAGCAAATGGATGTTTAATTTATAACGATACACAATCAGACAAAGCAGTTTGTGTCGTGGCATTTGGTGGAGATAAAACTGTATCAAGCGGAACATTTACAATTCAATTTCCTGCAGCAGCAGCATCAACAGCTATAGTCAGAATAGCATAAGGAGGTAGTTCCTTATGGCATCGATCTGGGGTGGTGATAGTCCTTCAGTAGCATGGGGACAGAACACCTGGCAGTCTAATACCGTTGCACAATCATTAACAGGACAATCATTAACTTCATCAATTGGAGCAGTTGAAGCTTTTCCAGAACAAGGTTTTGGTTCGGATACATGGGGTTTTGAAAACTGGGGTGAAAGTGGATTAGATGTAACATTAACTGGTTTAAGTTTAACATCATCAACAGGTTCTTTAACAGCTTTCAATGAAGAAGGTTGGGGTAGACGTACATGGGGTAATTTAGGTTGGGGTGTTGATTACTCTGTTTTATTAACAGCACCATCAGGATTAACAGCTTCAGTAGGATCAGCAGGAGTTCAATTTCTTGTTCCACTTACTGCACCTACAGGTTTAACATCTTCACTTGGTACTCTAACTACAGAAATCAAAGTTCCAATTAGTACAGCTGGTGTAGGTACAACTGCTGTCGGAGCATTAACAGAGGTTAGTTCTAATGCAGGTTGGGGTAGAGATAACTGGGGCCTTGAGCCGTGGGGTGATACCGATGAACCGGTTGTTACATTAACAGGATTTGGATTAACTTCTTCTGTTGGAGAAGTTTCAGCATTTAACGAACAAGGTTGGGGTAGAGATACTTGGGGTTTTGAAAACTGGGGTGAATCAGCAATGACAGTTGTTGTTGATGTAGAATCTAGTGGAGTAGCAACTACAAGTGTCGGAGAAATAACTCCAACTGAAATGGGTATTGGATTAAGTGGTCAATCTGCTACAGCATCAGTAGGAACACCAGGAGTAGCATTTGGTGTAAGCACTGAACCAATTAGTTCAGCTGGAGTAGGTACAACAGCTGTTGGAAGTATTGGTTTAGAAATAGGAGTTCCTTTAACTGGAATTGCAGCAACTTCTTCAGTAGGTGAAATTACACCAACTGGCATGGCTATAGGATTAACTGGAATTGCAGCAACTTCTTCAGTAGGTGAGTTAGAAGTAGTAAATGTTGAACTGGTAAATATAACAGGAGTAAGTGCTACCTCAACAGTAGGATCAATTTCTTTAGACCAGATGACAATTGGATTAACTGCCCCTAGTTCTTTAACGGGAAGTGTAGGAGCAATAGCACCAGCAGATGTTGTGGGATTAACTGGTCAATCCGCAACTGTTTCATTAGGTGAAGTTTCTCCTTTATATACTAGAGATTTAAGTTATAATACTAGTGCGTCTTATTCAATTAAGACATACAACACAAGTGCCTCTTATACTGAAAAAAATCATGCTGGATAAAGAGGTTGACTTGCTATTCAATTAACAATATAAATAACATTTATTAGGAGTACAAAATTATGGCATCAACTTATTCAGAGCTCGGTATAGAGCTAATGGCAACCGGTGAAAATGCCGGTACTTGGGGGACAAAAACTAACGCAAACTTAAATCTAGTAGAACAAATTTCTGGTGGATATGTAGAGCAATCTATTGCAGGTGGTGCACAAACCACTAATCTACTTGTAGTAGATGGAGCATTATCAGGTAAAGCTCAAAACAGAATTATAAAACTTACAGGATCTATCACAGGTAACCAAATAGTTACTATTCCTGTTAACATGAAAAATTTTTACATTATTAATAATGCTACTACAGATGGTGCAGGTACTCCTACAGTTCAAATAAAAGCAATATCTGGTTCAGGTGCAACAGTTACTTGGGGAGCAGGAGAAAAAGGATTTAAAATACTTTACGCAGACGGTGTTTCAACAAATACAGGTATTTTCGATACAGGTTTTTCAACAGCAGATGGAGATGTAACTTTAACTGGAACACAAACTTTAACTAATAAAACTTTAACATCACCTAAAATTGGAACATCTATTTTAGACACTAACGGAAATGAATTATTTTTATTAACAGCTACAGGTTCAGCAGTTAATGAATTTACATTAGCTAACGCAGCAACAGGTAATGATCCAACACTATCTGCAACAGGTGGTGACTCAAACATAGACATTGCTATTAAACCAAAAGGATCAGGGGAAACTGTATTTGGTACGGGAGCAGCTGCAGCTACACTTACATCAAGTGGTGCTAATGATTTAATATTAGACACAAACTCTGGAACTAATTCTGGAACATTTACAATTACAGACGCAGCTAATGGTGCTATGACTATGGCTCCTAATGGCTATGGAAAATTTACAATTACTGGTCAAGGAAAAATTCAAGCCGTTGCAGAAAAAGTTACAGTAGAAGCAACTGCAGCTACCGGAACTAAAAATTTTGATGCCTTAACTCAAGCTGTTTGGTATTACACAACAAACGCTTCAGGAGATTGGACAATTAATCTTAGAGGAGATGGTTCTACAACGATGAATACTATCATGGCAACAGGAGAATCTTTAACGCTTTGTCACTTAGTAACTATCGGCAGTTCTGAATATGTAAATTCTACTGTTCAAGTAGATGGAACTACATCAGGTGTTACAACAGAATGGCAAGGAGGATCAGCGCCTACTGAAGGAAATGCTAATTCTATTGATTCTTATGTTTATACTGTTATTAAAACAGGAGACGCAACCTACACAGTACTTGCTTCTTTAACGCAATATGCATAATAAAAGGATAATATAAAATGCCTTTAATAGCAACTCGAGCAGCAGCATCTTCAAGAGGATTTGGACAACAACAAGGTGGTCTACCCCCATATGATATAGAGTATTTACTAATCGCAGGAGGCGGTGGTGGTGGTAATGGTAGAAACGCCGGTAACTCAGAAGGTGGCGGAGGCGGTGGTGCCGGAGGATTCTATACGGATACTTACTCTCAGGTTGTTTCAGGCACACAAATAACTGCAACAGTTGGTGGTGGAGGTAGCAGCAATGGTTCAGCAGATTCTAATGGTGGTACAGGTGGTAATTCATCTGTAGCAGGTGCAGGTTTAACTACTTATACAACGGCTGGTGGTGGTTACGGCGGTGGATATAATACTACTGGTGGAAATGGTGGTTCTGGTGGTGGTGGAGGTGCTTTCAACGGTAGCGGTGGAAGTGGAGACATACCAAATCTTTCACCAGATCAAGGAAATAATGGTGGCGCAGGGGAACCTGGCGGTCAAGCCGGAGGTGGTGGTGGAGCTAATGGAAATGGTGGAAGTGGTGCTAGCGGAACTGGCGGATCTGGTCGAGCATCTTCAATAACTGGTGGTTCAGTTACTTACGCTGGCGGCGGTGGTGGTGGAGCCCACAACGCTACAAAAAGTGGCGGAAGTGGCGGCGGTGGAACTGGTGCTCATGGAAACCCATCTCCTAGTCCTACGGCTGCAACAGCAGGAACTGCTAATTTAGGTGGCGGTGGCGGTGGAGGATCTACACCAGATGTTAACCCTTCTCGAGCTGCTAATGGTGGAACAGGTGTTGTTATATTAAAAATGCCAACTGCAAACTATACAGGAACTACATCAGGTTCACCTACAATTACTACTTCAGGTAGTAATACAATTATTAAATTTACTGGAACAGGGACGTACACAGCATAATGGCACACTTTGCAAAAATTGACGAAAATGGAATTGTTATCGACGTTCAATCGGTTTCAAATCAAACAATACAAGATAGTGAAGGAGTTGAACAAGAAAGTCTTGGTGTTGCTTTTTTAAATAAAGTACACAAAACAGATGATGTGTGGGTACAAACTTCTTACAATCATAATTTTAGAAAACAATATGCCGGTCTTAAATATACTTATGACTCGGTAAAAGATAAATTTATTTCACCTAAACCTTTTGAATCTTGGGCATTAGATGAAAATGACGATTGGCAAGCTCCAATTACAACTCCAACTATACATAATGATGGAGCAGACCCTGTTGTATGGAGATGGGCTATTTATTGGGACGAAAGTGCTTACCAAGATGATAATACAAAAGGCTGGAAAGCTACAAAAAGAAATAATGTAGACAATTCAGTTCATGATGATACAACTATATATGATTGGAACGGTACAAGTTGGGAGGCTCCTTAAAATAAATAGTAAAAGAAAGAAAAATTAAATGAAAGATAAAATAGAATTTGTAAGTACATTGGCAGGTGTGTCAGACATGTTTCCTATATTACCATCAAGTAAATATGGGCCAAGATGGATTAGTAAAGCAATGACAGATTATAAAGCTAATATGAATAAGACTGAAAAGTTTAGACATGTAGCACAGTGTCCTGGAATATTTGCAATGTTTAAAACAGGTTATATTGTAACCTCTTGGTATGATGTAGTTATATCAACTATTAAAAATAAAGAAGGGTTTCAATGGAAAATTGCAGACGCTGATCTTGTAAAATATGCAAAGATTAAACTTGTAGATACTCATGGTGATCAAATCGAGAAGTATATCCCTAAAAGAAAAGGTCAGATAGAAAACATAATTAAAATTAATACGCCTTATCATATTATAGCACCTAAAGGTGTTAAGTTTATGTTTATGCCTTTACCCTACCCTGATTCTTTTGATTATGAAAGTGTAACAGGCATTTTAGATCCAAGAGATTCTAGTGAATTAAATATACAATTAAATTGGTATAAAGAAGAAGGTGAAATTTTAATAAAAGCGGGTACTCCTTTAATGTATATACTACCTATATCAGAAAAAAAATATAGTGTTGTAAGTAGAGATGCAACAGAAAAAGAAATGAATTGGATTGAAAAAAGAAAATATTTTAATAGTTTTTCTTTTACGCCAGTACGAAATAAGATAAAAACTTTATACGAAAAGTATTTTCAATGAAAGAACATATATTTCCATACGAAAGTTTTATAGGTGGTTGGTATATACCACCAAGTATTTGTAATAATATTGTAGATTATTTTAATAAAAAGAAAAAAGAAAACTTAACCTATGAGGGAGAGGTGAGTAATTATGGAACTAATCAAATTGTAAAAGAAATAAAAGATAGTGAGGAATTAGAGATACACCCACATAATAGTGAAGAGCCTTTTAAAAAATATAGAGATTATTTACAAAAAAGTTTAGAAAAATATTTAGAAAAATACACCATGTTAAATAAGGTATCGAATTTTAATATCACGGTAAACTATAATATACAATACTATAAAAAAGGTGGAGGTTTTAAAGTGTATCATTGTGAGAGAGGAAATTTAAATAATTGTAGCAGGCAACTTGTTTTTATGACTTATTTAAATACTATAAAAAAAGGTGGAGGCACAGAATTTTATTATCAAAAAATTACAACACCAGCTAAAAAAGGATTAACATTATTTTGGCCAACAGATTGGACGCATACACATAGAGGTCAAATTAGTGATACAGAAGAAAAATATATAGTGACAGGATGGTTTAATTATGTCTAAAAAATATTATGAATACTAAATATTGTTATTATTATTTTACAGGAGCATTAAGTTCTAAATTTTGTGATGAAGTTATAAAATATGCATCACAGAAACAAGAAATACCAGCTATCACTGGAACTTTTGGAACAAAAAGAGATGTTAAAAAAGATCCTCTTACAAAAAAGGAAGAAAAAAAATTACATAAAAAAAGAAAGTCGGATGTAGTGTGGTTAGATGACCGATGGATTTATAAAGAAATTCAACCATACATACATGAAGCAAATTTTCAGGCGGGGTGGAATTTTCAGTGGG